CCCTTTTGACCAAAGTTTTATCAACTTTGGAACAAAAAGGAATAATTCCATAAGGAATTATCCGATTTAATCGGTAACAATGCCCTTGAGGGATTCACATTGAAGTTTTAATAGTATCTCAAACTATTCGGTACGTCTTCCACCTGATAAATGGATGCGGTCGTTAATAAAAAATTATAATTCAATTATGAAAAATATAAAATTACACCTATTATTGGTCAAAAGACTGATAACGTGTATATTTAATATTGATCATACAATAATCATAACATTATTCATTAAAGAAATTTACAGGCTGTGAGATAAGAATGGATTTACATTTATGATCAAGTATATGAAATCTGTTAGATTACATATAACAAGATATATTTGCAAAAAACCAATTCATTCTAATTCAAGCAATGTTTCTGTTGATAAATCAGGTTTTCCTTCAAAATTTTTATATTTAAAGCCTCTAATTAAAGAGGTTAAAGATATAAAGATTTTGTTAACATTATTATCATTTACTAGAGGGTTAAAACCTTCTAAGAAAGAGGATAGTAATATTAAATATGACTTATCTTCAATTACAAGTCCATTTAAAGGGACAAGTAAGGGAAGTGTTCCACAATGATTTATAAAATCTTTTGTAGAAACAAATAAGTTATATAAGAAAATACCTGAATACTCAGTTAAAGATCATTATTTAAGTACAAAAGGTGGTCCTTGTGGAAAATCAACTTGATCTTCTACAAAGTCACACTTGTTCTATAAACAAGATCTTATACTTAATATCCAAAATATTTTTAGAGAAGGTTTTAAAGAATTATTCTTTACCCCTTTTCTTAAAAATATGCATCTAAGTTACGGAGTAACTAGATGACCAAATGGAAAGCTAAGTATTGTTAAAGATCCTGAAGGTAAAAGAAGAGTTATTGCAATGGTAGATTACCATTCACAATTAGCTCTTAAATCTATTCATAATGATTTACTTGATTTATTAAGTAAATTTAAATGTGATAGAACTTTTACTCAAGATCCTCTACATAACTGGAGTAATAATAAAGAAAGTTACTTTTCGTTAGATCTGTCATCAGCTACTGATAGATTTCCTGTAGAATTACAGAAACGATTATTGGCAGAAATTTATCAAGATGATAAATTTGCTACTAATTGAATGGAACTTCTACTAAATAGAGACTATATAGGTCCCGGAGGTGAGATCTGCAGATATTCTGTAGGTCAACCAATGGGAGCATATAGCTCTTGAGCCGCATTCACTCTTACTCATCATTTAGTTGTTAGTTGAAGTGCATATAAAGCACTTAAAACTAAAAACTTTGATCAATATATTATATTAGGTGATGACATTGTTATTAAAAATAATGAAATCGCAAATATATATAGAGGTCAAATGATGCGTATGGGTGTTGACATCTCAATGCCAAAGACACATATATCCAAAGATACATATGAATTTGCAAAAAGATGAATTAAAGACGGTAAGGAAATATCTGGTATACCATTAAAAGGACTAATTAATAATATAAAACATTTAAAAATTGTATATACAATAATAAATGATTATTTAATAAAAGTCCCTTCAAACGTATCCCTATCAAGTTGATTGATATTCGAAAAAATCTTTGTTGGTTTTCCAATATATTCCAAAAATACATCTGTTAAAAGATATATTAGTAGAAAATATATTAGAAGCCTTAAAGACTTTGCTTTATCAGTTAGATTCAGTATGGGTTTAACAACTCCATATGAACTTAGACAATATCTTTCACAAATGTGAATAGATGAATCTAAGACTGAATTTAAAGCAATCCCTAACGAGAATATAATCCGTCAATATTTTGAAGGTATTCTTGTAAATGGATTAGCTGATCAAGCAAAGAAAACTATACTACAAATTAATGACCAACTTTATTCTTTTGAAAAATTAGAACAAAAGGAAAGAAAGTCACTAGTTTATAGTGGAGTTATTTTCGGTCTAATGAACAGGCTTACTAAACTTGAAGAGCAGTGTACGAAATGGAAGGAAGATGAATCTACAATTGTAGATATTCTTAATTTCTTTTCAACACCATCTGTCGATTCATTATCTCGAAAAGATCGAGATTGTATGATTCGACTAGACTTCTTAGATTCTTTGTGAAAGAAAAGTTTTAAAAAACATTTCTCAGAACAAAGATTTCCAGATTCTTATTACAGAGATCTAGAAACTAAGACTCTTTATGGAAGTTTAGATTCTTTAGACATTACATCATCAGGAATAGAAGTGCGACCAATTTGAAATACTGAATTAAAAAGATTTAATTCAAGATCAATTGGAGCACTTGAAATGTTTATTTCTGATAATGAATAGTTTATGTTTATTGTATATTAATGTTAATATACACCAGTTGCTCCATAGTTAATAAACTATGGGCAACCGG